TGCAAAAAAAGGTGTCATCCCCTGTGGCCAATTGTTCGTTTTTGAACAACTACTCATCAATAACATTACCAAAATTAGTAATGTCGTTTTCATCCGTATGGCCTCTTCTCTAAATCTATATGTGGTGCTTCTTCATGCACACATTGTCTATAAGGTTTAACATTATGTCGATTAGACCAAATAGTACCTTTCTTGTGCCCGCTTCTAGATCCATCGGTGGATTCCACCCAATGACCAAAACAACCGGCCTTAACTTGTCTTACTGTTTCACATCCCACAACCATCCATGTCGCCATCATTATAAAAATTAATAATAGCTTTTGCATCTATTCCTTTCTGTTAGTGTTAATGTCATTTTTCCTCTTGTATCTTTCTATTTTTAGTTGTGTATAGTGTCTGGTTGTTCTTAATTTGGGTCTACATGGAAATATATTGTAAAAACCATACAGGAACACCAATAGGATATAGATAACTATCTTATATAGCTATTATACACTATATTTTTATGTTTGTCAAGTCTTTGAATGGTGTCTAAGTCGATGTTTTTTTATTCTGGAAATGATTCTAATTGTTCTATCATGTCATCCACATCTTCTTTTGTGGGGAATCTGCCCATGTCTTCTTTGGAGAGGAACAGTTCTCCACTACGAAATATATCAAACTGACCATTTTCACCTCCTTCTATCTCGCACGTATCCATGACATTACTATTAATGTGAGCAGACAAACTTGCCGCTTGAGGATAGTAATTTCAAGATGTACAATATTTTATAGTGAACATACCTTTTTCTCCTGTTATGGTAATCCGCTTTCTTTGTAGTGAAAAAATGATTCACTATTAAACGATTTATCACAAATGTACATATCAAAATGTGGTTTATTTCCTACTTCTAAATGGTGATACTTACATCCCCATTCTTCTAATTGATTACGAGTGAGTTCTGTAAAATCATCCCCCGATACACACCCCCTAGCAGTCCAATATGTAATGATATGTCCCTTATCATATAGGTCATTAATGACATCTATTCTAGCATAATGTGGTGTAGCTTTATTATATTGTGATGACTCGTCAATGTTGTGCTGAAATGGAGTATCACATATTGTTCCGTCAATATCAACATATATTATTTTTTTCGATTCCATCCTCAATTAACTTCATCTAGATATTTCAAATCATTTTTTGCTTCTTCCAGTTGTTCATAAACCATTTTTAGAGCTTCCTTTTGTGCGACAGCATGTTCTTCGATAACCTTTTCAAATGTTGCTATTCTGTCCACTACTTGTTGTCTAACTTTTGGATACATACTATTTGGCAACTTCTCATATTTATTTTCCTGACTCATTCATCAGCTCCTTTTGTTTTTTAACTTCTCGTCTTCTTATAGACAAATTATATAAAGCTACAGATATTTCCTGTAAACTTTTATCATCCATATAATCTAGATAATTAATTATTCTCATTTTCCTTGTATCATTATCAATTTCAAGTTCCATCAAACCACACTCCTTTTGGATTATTTTTGGTTTTATGTCTTTCCATTATTAGCTTCCTTGCTGAAGGATTATCCTCATTCCACCTTTTGGCCCTAGTTATACACATTTTTTTATTTTTTTGATACCACTCTTTCTGATTTTTCTTTTTCTTCTTACTATTTTTTTGTTGTTCTAGAACTGCTTCTTTATTTCTATGATACCACTCTCTCTTTTGTCTCTTTCTTTGGGTATTTTGATTCATAATCTCAAAAAGTTGATGAAACTTATCTTTTGACTTAGATTCGTGGTTTCCCCTATGCAAGAAGTTCTCTCCAACCGTATTTACATATCCAATAAGAATCTACTATATCTGTTATAGGATTCGTTAGTTTATTTGATTTTGGTCTAAGGGTTTTCTGAAGGTCTGATGGTGTATTAGATTCTTCAGAAAATGCGTCATACATTAAATCTTTATTCGCATTACCCTTACCTGTGGCATATTTTTTAATAACTGAGGGGGGTATTGAAGTAAAAACTTGTTTTACTTTATACATTTTATGTTTGAGTAGTCCAGAATTTTCTGCAACAGAACGAACATAAGATTTACCAGAAGTAGCAAATGCATACCCCTCTATGAATACTTGACATCCACTAATTATACTCATAGTCCAATCTGAAAGTAGATCATGTCTTTGTTCCTCTGTTTCCCATTCTGGATATATCCCTGCGTGTAAATTTAAAATCTCATGTTGGGTGGCCCGTTTGAGTCGTTGTGCAGTTTCCAAATAATATACATCACACATATCAAAACTAAACTGTCTATTATCATTGGTTTCTTTCCATATACATATTGCGGGTGATGTTAGTGAATAATCAATCCCAGCCAGTTTCTTCATCATCTATAATCTCTGCAGGTTCTTCAATCAGATTACTGCAGAAAGGACAACATTCAATAGATTGTTTAGGTCTTTTGTTCATCATATACTTAATTGTGTATTCCTTATCACAGTAATCACACAGTATCTCATAAAGTATATAGTCATCGTAAGATTCGTTGGCCGCTTCAATCATCTTAATTTCTATAGGCATCCATTTCCCCTGTTAAATTATTTCACATCCACCTGCCGTACATGCCATTTCTTGACTTGCTATGGTATAGTCTTGTGATTCGTATTTTGATAACTTTGCCCAATCCACATTTTTTGGCATAGTCTTTACGGTTTCTTTATACTCTTCCTCCGTACAGTCTTGATATGGTGCCTGACGATATACATGCTCACTAAATGGAAGAAATGATATACCACTAATAGAATCAAAATGATCATACACCCAAGCTGCTACTTCAACCCACTCATCTTCCTTTACGGAAATTGTAACAGATGGTTTATGTTCACACCAACTTTCTGCATAAACTTTCCATAGTTCTAGTTGTTCTAGTGCAGACATATCCATACGACAAACTGCTCCTTTTGGAGTTTTCATTGGAAATGAAAAGACTGTTGTATGTTCTGGTTTTGTTACGTCTACCTCATTTGGAAACCCCATATTTTTCATAAGTTTACAAAGGGGGTCTTTATTGTCTGCTCTTACAGTACGGATATAATAAGGATTATGACGGGCATGAATACCAGAAGCAGAATCAACAAGCTGAGATACAGTACCACTTGGTTTAACACAAGTAATGGCTGCACTAACTGGAATTCCAAGTTTATCTGCCCATTCTTTATTAGTTTCATAAGCAACAGTCCTGAGTTCTTCTAATAATTTATCTAGTCCTTTTTTAGATCCATTTGTAAGAGGACTATCCATTATTCCTGTGAGTGATACTCCCAATAATCGTTCCTCATCACAGTTCTTTTTCCACTCTCTTGAAAGATATTTAAATTCCGTAAGGGTTGATTGAAATGTTCCAAGGATAGCCGCAGTTCTAACTTTTTCTTTGAGAGATTCGCGAGTGTCTTCTCGTCTGACAACGCACTCTGAGAGGTTACAGAATTCTCGTGACCGTAAAATGATCTCGCTGCATGGATTTGTGCCAAAGTCCTCTCTAGCGATTCGTCTTGTAATAAATTTTCCATCTTCATCTTTATATCTTTCATTTAATTGTTCAACTGTTTTTTTGGCTGACATACCATTATAAATTCCACGTTCTCCCGACTTGGAGTCATATAGGGATAACCACTCTCGCATGAAAGTACCAACGTCTGGTTTTTCTTTATAGTTAACCGAGTTGTTTGCAAGTGCTCTTTGGACATTGTGTGTATACCACTCACCATGCTTGGCGAAACGCATCTCACGATCATTAAGATTAGACAGGCTGATGAGAGCGCTCCTACGAACACCCCCCACAACCACGATTTCTGCTGTCTTACATACGATGTCATGACATTCTACTGGATGTAATTTTCTACCTAAAGAGTTCTTAAAAGTATTTATTGTAAATTTAAACAAATCTACTAGTGGTGCTGGCCCAGAAGCCCGTCCACCAAAGGTCTTGAGGGGTGCACCGGCTTCTCTTACCTTAGACACATCCCATTTTGGAATGTGACCACCATACAACAATGATACTAATTCTTTAAATGCCTTTGCCCATCCAAGCTTGGAATCTGTAACTACTACTACAGTATCAGTATCATATAATTCCTCTGGAACTGCTGGTAATTGATTAGTGTATTCTTGTTCTACAGAAAACCCCACTCCTGTTCCATTCATCAACACATAAAGGATTTCGTCAAATGACCTTGGACTATCAACTTTAATATAAGCGCAATTATATCCAGCGACATTTTCTTTTTCTAATGCTGGCCCTGCAGTCATAAGACACCTCATTGAAGGCATTACTTTCAGTTCTTTGACTGAATTCTCTAGTTCAATTCTTTGACCATTTTCAAGTTTATAATCATGTTTCTCTTCCAACCACTCCGTAAAAAAGTTAAAATATCTACCAACTGTTTCATCCCACGTTTCCCTTCTTCCCAAATCGTAATCCCATCTAGCGTATCTGGATAGGTGGATGTATTCTTGATAAATGGTTGGTAGTCTCATGATGGTTCTCCTTTAACAATTAATTTTTCTAAAAATTCTGTTCGTTCTCGTTTTCCTAATTTTCGTTCTAAAGAACCAGCTTTAATACTCATCCCAGCTAATGCTGATTTTGTATCTGTATATTCTAAAAGTTCTCTAATAACATCTAGTTCCTGTGAAGAAAATGTTCTAGCATTTACTACATAATCCTCAAATGCTTCACAGCACAAAGGAAAATGTGGTTTTATCAGTTCATACATTGCGTTGGCGTAATCTTGAATTTCACGTTGAGCATGATTATCGGCACGTAAATGAACTACATGAAAAAAATTATGTAAGTCTATTTTCCATATACACTCCGTATAGTTAGCTACAGGTAATACAACCCTTGCCAATTCTCTTGCAATTTCTTCATCCAATAGGTTTTCATATGCTATATGGGCATTATCATAAACTCTATTGAATTCAAAGTGTAATTTACCTGTATGGGAATGGACTTCCTCCCTCCCTTGATTGTTTGTTGCGGATTGTTTCTGAAGGTAATCAGCCTCAGGCAGATAATACTCGTTACTCATTATTGAGTATCGTCCCGAATACTCGTTTAAATTGGCTGTCCTATGCCTAACTAGCTGCCTCATGATAAAAATGGGAAGTTTTATATGGAACTTGACTTCACACATCTCAAAGGGTGATGTGTGTTTGTGTCGCATTAGGTAGCGAATGAGGTTTCGCGTTTGACTTACCTTTCTTGTTCCTTCTCCATAACTAATTCTAGCAGCATTTTCTACTTCTTCATCATTACCCATCACATCTAAGAGTTTTACAAATCCTAGTTGATGG